TCCAAGACCTATGCGGAGAAGCTATACTATACACAGATTCTATATCTCCGCTTACCAACGAAACCGTAAACTCGGAAATATCTACTTTTGCATTAGTCAACAATAGTCCTATAATAGAATTGTACAAAGCAAAAGCAGCTGAGTTAGAAACAAACCTAGGAACTTCTACAGGAATCCTATAGTATCCTACGCCAGTAATATCATACAGACTGCTAAGATTTGGAGAGTTTATTAGCGAAAGTTTAGCTGATACTCCATTAGCATCTAGTTTAGATATTTTTTCTACGGCTAAACTTACATATGCGTGAGTAACCTCTGAGAGCTTGATATTGTTTAATGTACAAGCTACGCCGCTGTAGCCTCCGTAAAAAGTACTATTAGATACGCACAAAATTTCACTGTCTGGATAATATTCTACATCGCAACTTATCTCATATGTATCACTATCATATACTCTAGGATTAGTAATAACCAAGTCCTGAGTTCCGTTGTTTGTAATAGTGATATAAGTAATAGGTTTAGCTAAAATCCCAAACCTAAGTCCTATAGTCTTTGGCAAATTAGCTAAAACTATATTATACGGCTGATAAGAAGGAGCTCCATTCCTATCTATATTGTTATCACTGCTTATAGCAACAGATACATTGGCAGTACTATCCAGTTCTGCTAATATAATTCCATGATATTTGGTAGACTCAAAATTAAATTTTATAGTAGCACCAGCTGAAACAGTAATAACTAATTCACCATTTCCGTTTAAGCTGTCAGTTTCATTGTCTAAAAACCACCCATCTTCTCCAGCAGTATCGCTCTGTTGTACAACAGTGTCGTTAAGTCTAGTAAAAGGCAGCAATTCATGCGCTTGCTTTAGCCTATTGCTACGACCCGGCAAACTAACCAAACAAGGATTAGAATCGCCAAAGTCCTTGCGTCTAACATAATCAGAATAACTAACAATAGGCACTGAGACAGGGATATTATCCGACGCACCTTTGAGTTCTGCGCGATCTAGCTTACGGATATCAGGTATAGATACAACAGGCCAGACATTCGTGATTTTAGTGGATTCTACAGAATCACATATATCAGGGGCTACATTTTCATCAAGCCAACGCTGAGCTTCATTGAGAAAATAATCCATACCTCTATCTACTGTAAAATCTGGCTCATCTATACCATTAACAGATTTTACACCACAGAGATCATATCTACCTGTTTGACGTATAGCTCTTTCACGCATCTGCTGCAGGTTCATAGAGTATCCTTATGATATGGGGGAGAGACTATCCCCTCCCCCATACCAAGTTAAGGTTAAGGTCACGGAGTAAGAACGTTATCCGAACCAAACATCGAGATATACATATGCAGCTGCGGATGATGCAACTCAAGGCCGCATTCAGTAATGTATTCTTCGATCTTACCATCAGTGCCGTCACCACCGCCCTTCTTAAACTGCTCGTCAGCAGTGAAGAAGGTATCATCAATGTAACGATACTTAAGATGCTCTGGCTCTAGCACAAGCGCACTTTGAGTGCTAGATGCTTCTTGAGTAAATCGAGGAGCACGCTTGATGTACCACTCACCAAAGGGAGAGATAAGCCGGTTTACCTTAATACCGTACTTCATCTCAGCAGCTTCAATGCGATACATACTATTGGCTTCTACAATCTGCTGGACACCAAGCATAAAGCCATTGCCACAAAGTACAAACTTTTCAGTAGCCTTACCATTACGGAAAGACTGCTCCATAAGATTGTCAAGCAGAGACTTGCCAAAATTCGCGAAGGTATCTCCAGCATAAGCAGAGACTCGACTAGCATCAATCACATTCTCAGGAGCTCCAGTACGAAGCATGTGAACAATACCGCCAGTAGTACGAATAGGCTGACCTTCTGCGTCATAGTCAAGAGTAGGAATACCCCAGATAAACGCATCTTCCATTTCCACACTGTGATCTTCAAGAGCTTCCTTCTTCAACTTCTTGTACTGATCGCCAGTGCGAAGGCGAGTTTTCATAGCAGTACGAGAAATCTTCAAAGGATTACGGAAAATCTGGCAGTAGTTATACCACTCACTGGTGTTGTAACTAATAGCTTCAGGACGAACACCGCCTTCAGCATTCATGTTACCAACAATCAAGAGACGATCAGCATCTGCCAAACCAGTGTTACCACTACCATCTGCCTGCTTAAGCATAAACGAAACAGACGACGTAGAATCATCAGTTCGCTTGACTCGAGTAACTACACCAACGACGTCATTACTATGGTCATCGGAAGTACGCAAAAGAACTTCGTGTCCTTCACGAATACGCTTTGCAGTATCCAGCGTAACCTTAGCAGTGAGGATAGTACCGCTAGTAGCAGTATTGCTGCTGTAAGCAGTACCAAGTCCTTCGTCGGTGTAAACTCCACTACCAGTCAGAGCAAATCCCTTATTGCGATAAGCCTGAGTAAACCAGTGGAAATGCGGATCATTAGTGGCTTCACTACCTAGCTTAGACATAATAGCCGTAAGAGGAGCATCACCATTAGGATACAAATAGAGAATAGTCTCACGGTAATTCTGCGGACGCTCAGCGTCGGTCCACGTACCACTACCACGCATTCCGAAAGTAGGTGCTCGATCAGACATTTTTCAATCTCCTTTATGCAATGTCGTTAACGACAATATCGTATTCAATACCGTTACTTTCTACAATAATGCGGTCATTAGCAGCATCCATTGCAGAAGTAAGGGTTCCTCCAAGACCATTAGTAACAGTAAGAGCACCACCACTACGAGCAACTAGAGTAATGGTAATGCGGCCAACTCCATGAGTGAGACTCGGATGGAGTAGAGTAAAAGTACGATTAGTAGTAATGCTTACATTGACTTCGTTACAGCCGAGTGTAAGTGTCGCTGCTGCATCAGATACAGTCTGAATCTTGAATGGGCGACGCTCTGCCTTGATACGTCGCGCTGCTGCTTCGCTCATGTTTAGCCCTTTCCTAACTTACAAGTTCTGCGATTTGATCTACAAGTGACTTAGGACCAGAGCTATTAGGAACTCCTGCCGGACCTCTGGCTCCGGAGTTACCTGCAAATCCTGGATTCCTAGTTTGCGCTGGCCGTCCAGCATTGGATTGAGTCTTATTGCCGCCAGTCCTAGCCCTAGAGATTTCAGCTACGCGCTTAAACGCGTCCTGCACACTAAGGTTAGGATCAGTACGTGCGACCTCAAGAGCTACTTCCCTCACGATGGGCTCGAACCCTTTTAGGTCTTTGTTGGCTTCATAAAACTCACGTCTAAACATTTCTTGTGTCATCACCCTAGTAGCTGTTTGCAGCATCTGCGGCTCAACAATCTGCATTAGGCGCTGTTCCATTACGTTATAGACGTTATTAAAAACTTCATTAGCAGAATCCTTACTAACTAGCATCGCACTATGCAAATCTTCATTAGCGATAAACTGATACGGTTCTAGCTTTTTAGGAGATTCTTCTTGTTTACCTGCAATTTGCTCACGCAGCAATGCTAGTTCATTACGAGTTTCTTCTAGTTGCTTTTTTAGATCACTGTCTGTGCTCTCAGCTACAGGAGTAGAATCTACCTGAGGCTCAACTGGAGCTTGCTCAGAAGATTCTTCCGGCGCTGGAGTGTACTCCATGTCTGGAAATTCCATCTGCTCAAATCCATTGAGTCCATCATCTCCTTCCCCCAAAAAACTCAAATCTTCATCCATCAGTAGTCTCCTTATTTTCCATTGACTTATATTCTTTCATCATAACCTGAGGTAGAATTTTCCAAAACTCTAGTCCTCTAATTTCACCTTTACATTCTCTGAGAGCAGGGATATCTTCTGCATTAAGAGCCTCGCTCTGAATTACTGCTATCCTCTGATCACAGATAGTACAAAAATCCCTATAGACCGGTCCCTTCATAAATTCAGCTAATTGCTGCCATGTTGAGGTCAGGGAGCGCATTGGATTCACTTGCTCCTGTTCCGGCTGGTGAGTTTGGTACTCCATTTATTCCTCCCATCGCTGGCATAGCACCCATTTGCTCTGCCATGTTTACAGCCATTTCATCAGGCAATATTGCCATCTTATACTGCGGTCTCATCATATTAGTAGCATCTTTTATACCTGCTGAACGCATAATATCTAGCAACAGTCTAACACTGTCAAATGCTTGATATGCTTGAGGATCTGTTTTTATGAGATTGAAAATGTTGATCTTGTCTTGCAGGAATTCTCCGCCAGGAGTTACACCGTCACTAGGTACAACATCTACATCTCCAATTATATCTAACGGACTAACAGTAGCAAATCCAGTTCCATATACAGCCTCAAGTTCTCTCTTATTACGTCCAAGTATCTCTATAGCATAATCTTCTTGCATAAATTGCTGAGTATGCGACAAAAACATTCTGCCGATGTCTGACATACTCTGAAGAGAAATCATACGAACTTGGTTTTGCAGACGATTTAATGCGCTAAGTCGTGTATCACGCATCTCAGTAGCGGAACGGCGTTCACCTCCTGTACGGACTATACCTTGCAAAGAATCAACAGCACCAGTAATTCTCTGCATCAAATCTCCGTTGTTCTGAATCTCTTGCATGAAATTAGCTGTAGCATCATTGAATCGTAATTGTTCTACAGCATTCTGTACTCCACGCCCCCACATGTGCTCACGAATCTTAATAGCTCCGCCGGGAGTGTTGTTTACTACATCTGCGTAGTTTACAATCCAAGGATCTACTATTACCCTGTTGCTTACAGCATTTATTAGATTGTGCATGTGCAAAGAGTATAGATCATTGGTTTTCTCTTGCAGCATAAATACAAGCTCAAGCAAAGATACAGGAGAAATACTATATCCATCAAACGTAGGACTAGCAACTGCCAGAGGAATCATATTATGATTGAGCTGAACAGGGTTAGCTCTAATAATAATATTATCTCCAGCTATGCCAAATACCCAGAGTTCTGGATATACACTTACTCCTAGTTTCTTATCTTTAGGTATTACCCAAGCATAAGTATTAAGCACATCAACAGGATGATAGTAAGCCTGAGAATGCTGTGCTGTTTTGCGCTGTAGATCATGTCTAGATTCCTTACGCAAATCAGAAAAATGCGTACCTTCTTTAGACAAATACCTAATATTAAACCAAGTATCTGGATCATCTCGCTCGCGAATTAGTAACTCTTCTAGGCTAGTACGCTCAATCCAGCTAACCATCGTAGACTTCTGCACTTCGTGTCCGGCTACGTTAGGGTCAGGAATATAAGAACGAATGTCTATATTATCCAGTACATTGCCTTCAAAGATAATACCGTTTACTTCTTCTCGTACTTCTCTGCCACCATACTTTGGCAACACAGTTTGCATTATCTCGGAAAAATAAGTAAGTTTTTTGCGAACTACTTTTTTTCCATATTTAACAGACCAGCGCGGATGCACGATTCCAAGTCCATATGCTATAGCATCTCTAAACTGAGTATTTAGATTTAGCAATACTTTAGCACGCTCAGACTGTATACCTATAAGAATCTCCGCTAACATAGCGGGAACTTTATCTTCCGGTCCTACTGGGCGATACTCGAACAACGGTCCTGATGATAAGCTAGTAATCCAGTGTGTAAGAATAGTATCTAGTACATATGCACTCTGAGGTACAATAATATAGTCAGGTTCACCAGGTTTAGCACTATCAGTAACATACGATGTAAGAGTGCGCTCTATCTGGTCAAATTTAGAAAACCTTTTCCTAAACTGATTACTGCCTTCCCGACTTACAGCAAGAATCCACTCAAGAATACTTTGATGCAGAGGAGAAGATGGTTTAAAATCTAAGTTTAGAGGATACTGGTAGTCTAAAGTCTTTCCGACTTCTATACTTCCAGAGCGTCCTTCGTTTATTATGTAAGGCACTAGTTTACTCCATATCTACGAAGATAACTCTTAGAAGAGCTATACTGCATGTTTTCTTCTTCTGCGTCATTCAACAACTTTTTAAGTGCGGCTACTTCTCGTTTTTCGTCAAGCCACGCAGTACTAGATAGTTCACCTTGCTTGATTTCTTTTCCAGACAAATACCTATCTCCACGACTCATAAGACCAAACACGTGTGCTAAGGCGTCTATCAAATCTTTCCTTTTACACATCGGAAACTGAGTCATCTGGTCCAGCAACTTTGGAGTAAGCTGATGGTTTTTATTAAAAAATATCAGCCCTTGTCTGAGAGAAGGAACTAGTGCTGCACTGATGCGAGCATCTTTACCGTGGTCTGAAGCAGAAGAGTTCTTAGGTACATACTGAGACGGACCTTTACGTGCATGTAGAGGTTCGAAGATAATATTACAACGATTCTCTATGAGATAGGATTCCCAAGGCCAAGTAGCGTATTCATCTATACCTTGGATTTCTACTCCTAGTACTTTAGCTTTCCACAATTCAGCCATAGCTACAGCACGAATAATCTGTTGCTCAGGGTGCAATCGTTCAGCAATCATATCTACTACATATACGCGATTCTTGCGACGATTAAATCCAGCGCAGACTATAGCAGTATCGCATGATGTAGGATTGCTAGACTTAGCAGGATCTACTACAACCATGTACTCTATATGTTTGGCTTCTTCTACTAATTCTATAGGATCGTAAAACTGGTACGGACCTTTTAGGGGAGCTTCATCTGGTGCTTGGCAGATATTACGATATTCACGATAGAATGAACTAATAAGCCCCTGACCTAAATAAAAATTGTAAAGATTTTTTACATCTTCGTCAGAGAATCTATCAGGCCAGTTAGAATGTAACTCATCGTCGCATAGCTCAAGCCTAAGAGTAACCCAGTTTGGATCATCCAGTAGGTTAGTAAGCAAAGAATCTTCATGCAGTACAGTACCAATAGCTATAGTACGATCGTCTTTTGATGAAGCGTCTCTAGTACCTATAACATCTTCAAACACAAACTGTTTAATCTTCTGGCGCTGGTCAGCACTCATTACGGATTCTTTATCTTCTAAATCATCTAGTATCCGCAAATCTACACGAGCATCTTCATTCAAGAATCCACGAGTCTGCTGACCGACAGATCTAGGAAGTACAAGAGTGCCTTCACAAGTCTTGTTTCCTTTAGCATCAAAAAAAGGATTATTAGCTCTCCACCATTCTTGTGAGTCTAGGGGAGATTTCATAGGAGGGAATAGCTCACGGATGCGTTTAGATGAACGTAGCTTCTGCTTCAGAGTTTCGCTTTTCTCTTTAGCCTGCTTGTCAGTGCAAGATATAGGCATTATAAATCTAGACTTCCGGCACAGAATTCTCTGAGCAGGAAATCCGAGCTGTACAATAGATGACTTTCCCCATCCACGCGGAGCACCTATTGCTGCGAACTGTATGCTGTCATCATCCAGTATCTGAAAAATCTGGTGATGGCTAGGGCTAAATGGGACTGGAAATCTTTCAGGAAAAAACGCTTTACACGCAGCAGCACATGAGAATGCTACTTCTCTAATCGCTGATACTATATCAGGATTGTCTACAAAGCGTTCCATTACACAGCCTCGTAAATAACTAAGAAAGTATACTCCAGAGTATTACCGCCATCAGATACTACAGAACAACTAACAGCCATATCACAATGCACATGAGGTTGCAAAAATCTAGTAGTAATTCCTTGTGGAGCACTTTCTAGTTTTACAAAATGATCATTTTCCATCACGTTATTGTTGTCTAGCCATACACTTACTAACGGAGAAGTAGCATTACTATTTACTACAATTACTCCTATGATTCTTCCGTTAATAGTAGCAGTAGTGGCATCTCCAGCACCTACGTTATTTGTAGTAACTGTTGCTAGCTCCGTCTGTATATTAAGAAACCTACACTCATGATCACGTCTGGTTAGTTCTACTGTTAGAGTAGTATCATCAGACACAGCTTCTAGGTTAGTGCTTACTTCTATATAGTCTCCATTATTATTGACGACTTCTATAGTAGTAAGTCCTGTGTACTGAGCAGTATTATTATTTGGCTTTCCGTTAGATAGATACACTCTGTCATTAACTTCAAATACAGCGTACTTATTAGCAGAACCATTATCAGTTATTCTGTCATCTGTGGTTTGTGTAGTAACAGCAGTACTTAACCCCTCTCCCATAGATGCAGTTACTTTTTCTTTGTACGTATAGTCTATATCCCTAAGAGCACGGATACCGGTCTCTACAAGTCCCATTGTCTCTACTAGACCTTGATTAACTCTATGGCTAATCTTATCTGATCTGTCCATAGCTTTAATAGCGTTTCGGGAGTATAGATCTATCTCAGATAGTACTTTGACAGCATTTGTTAAATAGCTATGAGCATTATTAACAAGAGCTTTCATTTCTGAAATTGACTGAAGTTTAAGAGGCATACGTAGTTACCTTAATAGTTGCAGATAGGCTTTTTACTACCTACCTGCCACTATGTTAAATTGTTCAACTAACTATAATGAGTCAGTTTCTCGCCTATCTACTGGAGATATAAGTTCCAGTATTGTAGCAATAACAAACCCTACTACAACAGTCATAGAAGCTATTACTATAGCGGGAGGTTCGGGGAGCCCGGCTATCTCGGCAAACCATGCTCCAATAGTTACTACTGCCGCTGCAATACCGCCATCAGTGCCGTGTTTAGCTACTCGATTCCCTATCCTTGCTTTCTTTATCGGTGCCATTTGTTATCTCCAGTGTAAAGCTTTTGTGCTGCATAAACGAACACAAATCACTAAGAGTAACCCTAGAATGTGTAATCATCTCTTGAGTTATATCTTTTTTCTTAGGTTTTCCAGAAGATTTAGTTTTTCCTACTAAAATACATCCTTGGGAATCAGTGTGATAGCCTTTAAGAGTATCACCAGCAAAATTTCCGACGTGAATAAGGATATTGCTCCTGTCTGGTACATTAAATACTTTATATACCCAACCTTTAGATGGAGACAATCCATAATCACATTCGTACACCCCAGTAGGAATACATGATTTTCCTCTAGCATTTAGTTTCCAAGGTAGTTCTAATGTAATAAACTGCATAGTCTCACCGCTAGAGTTAGTAGCAGTGGCTTGACCAAAAGTACCGTGACTAGTACTAGGAGATCTTACTATATCAACAGTTTGTTTCATTAGTTAAGAGCCACCCAAGTAGCTGCGGATGCATGTGCAACAGTGCAGAGATAGACTTTACTGTCAGAGGTGTTACGTACAACTTCACCTACACTTCCTCCAGTAGCTGTCATAGGACCAGCATCTGTAACAGATCCACCGTAGAACATAAATGTAGAGTTACGCATAGCATCTGGAACAGTATAAGTACGTGCCGCAGCTTGAGCAGCCACTGTAATACCTGTGGTAGTATCTCCAGTATTATCAGCAGTAGTAAGAGTTACCTTACCTTTAGCATCTGTACTTGGAAAAATACTAACAGTTCCTGCACTACCGGATGACCCTACACTAAGAGAAGGAGTAATGATGTTTTCAGCTCCTACCACACCAGCGTCGGCAATAATATTAGCTGCAATGAGTTTAAGTTTACGAGTAAAAGACATAGTATTAATCCTTATTCAGATTGACCGTTTGACACAGAAATAATTTCTGCAGCATTACGAGAAGATTGAATATCAGCCATTATCTGAGCTATATCTTCTCCAGTAAGCTGCGGTGAGTTATGAAGTTCAATAGAGGATTTAGTAATAGCAGGAAACCCAGCGCGGGAAAGCTGGTCCATACATACTCTAGCCCTGAGCTCAGGCTTGACTGGAGTAACTCCGCTTGCTATATCAGCTAGATATGACTGACCTTTAGTAGCAGCTTCTAGCAACCTATTACCTAGATCCACAGTGTTGTTGTCTTGTTTTTGCTGAAGCTCTCGTATCTTCATCTGCCCAATTACAGAGTTGATAGTATAAGATACCATAGCAGGAGAGACACCAATACGCTCTGCTATCTCGATATTAGATAGCCCAAGAACATGCAATCTACAGACTTCATGATGAGTGTTCCAAAGCCTAGAGATTTCATATCCCTTATACTGTCGGTTTTTTCTTGCTCGTCTCATGGTAAAATCCACCTTATAAATATGATACCATAG